TTGAAGGCGGTGCTACTAATGGACCTTCTGGGATCATTGCTAACGCTGGTACTAACGTAGTTTCAATGGGCACCAATGGTGCTGCAATCACCTACGCTAAAGTAGTTGAGATGATGAAAGCTGTTGAAGAAGACAATGCCATCATCAACAGCACTGCTTTCTTGACCAACCCTAAAGTCATCGCGGCTTTACGGACTACGGCAAGACAAGCAAACGGCGTTGAAGGCAACTTCATCATGGATGCCAACCAGTCAATCTTGGGTACTAATGTTGCTTCTAGCACCGTTGTTCCTTCTGACTTGGCTAAAGGCACTGGCTCTAACCTGTCAGCAATGGTCTACGGCGATTTCAGCCAGATCATGATTGGTTTCTGGTCAGGTGTTGACGTTGTTGTTGACCAATCCAGCTTGTCTACTTCTGGCGGTACGCGACTCGCGTTCTTCCAAGACTTAGACGTTGCTCTTAGATATCCTGAGTCTTTCTCAGTAATCAAAGACATCATTGCAAGCTAATGAGAAAGGGGGGTTTCGGCCCCCCGATCTTATGGGGATTATTATGGAATTAGTAATTAAGATGCCTTGCCACGTTCACGGTGTGCCGCGAAACGCAGGGGATATGGTTGTTTTATCTACAGCAGAAGCCAGACAGTTCATCAGTTCAGGCCATGCTGAAGAAATAAAAATGGATCCAAAGCCTTTATCAAAGAAGGCAGTTGAGAAAGTCGCCAAGCGATGAGCTTAGAATTTGATTCAGACTTTGATGGTTATTTTGACGTATTAGGTCATGGGGTTTCGTGTACCTATACCCCATCAGGCGGTTCGTCAGTAACGATAAAGGTTATATTGGATCAAGAGTATTTTGAGATACCAGCACAAACAGTGTCGGTAGAAGGTCTTCAGCCTATGGTTTACGGTAAAGCCAAGGATTTAAGAAATGCGTCACATGGTGATACTTTGGTATTTGCCGCTATCACTGATTTGAGTGGGAATGTGCTAAAGGACGCAACGAATTACAAGGTTGTCAATGTCCAACCAGATAATACTGGCGTTGTTGCTTTAGCTTTAGAGGCTCAATAATGGCAGACCATGTAAGGCAGCAGATTAGAGAAAGGATCGCTACCACGATTACGGGACTTTCTACTACTGGGAGCAATGTATTTCAATCTAGGGTATACCCACTAGACGTAGATAGTTTGCCAGCGTTGCTGGTATACACAATATCAGAAAGTTCTGATGTTGACGTTATGGGAACCACTTTGGGCATGAACAGAATACTAAATGTTGGCATTGAGGCTTATGTGAAAGCTACGGTTGATTTCGATGACATTGTTGACGATATATGCAAAGAGGTCGAAGTTGCTTTAGGTGCAGATAGAACATTAAATAATCTAGCAAAATTTCAGTATTTGTCAGCGACAGAGATACAATTCAATGGTGAAGGCGATAAGCCAGTAGGTGTTGTGACAATGAACTATGCGGTACAATACAGAACTACAACTACCGCTCCAGATATCGCAATTTAAGGTGTATAATATGAAGTTATATAGCCCAGACGGTTCGGCTGAAGTTGATGCCCATCCGTCAAAAGTGGAATCAATGCTGGCGAAAGGTTGGATGCCAGAAAAACTTAAAGCAAAATCTAAAGCTAAGGCGGAAGCTAAGGCCGAAGATAAAATTGAAGAAAAGGAGTCTTAAATGGCTACACATATCGGACGAGACGGCGTAATTAAAGTTGGCGCTAACACTGTTGCAGAATTACGCAGCTTTAGCATCGAGGAAACTGCTGACACTGTTGAAGATACAGTTATGTCAGACACGGCTAGAAGTTTCATTTCTACGCTAACGTCTTTCACTGGTTCGGCAGATGTCTATTGGGACGAAAGCGATACGAATGGTCAAGGCGCATTAACAGTTGGCGCTTCCGTCACTATCGGATTCTACCCAGAAGGCGAAGCCTCTGGTGATACTTATTATTCAGGTTCTTGCATAGTTACAGGTGTGAGCCGATCAGCATCATTTGATGGCATGGTTGAGGCTTCCATTACTTTGCAAGGTAGCGGTGCGTTGACTGCTTCCACTGTTTAATGGGTAAGCTAATAGATTCAGCGGTTGCTCATTTTAGTGACCGCGAGATAAGAAAGATGGAAATACCCCAATGGGGAACGACCATCTATTCTAAAAATCTAACGCTTGACGATAAGGCGCGATGGCTTGCTAGGGCTGATGGTGACGGTACAGATTATATGATCTATGCCGTGATTCTTGGTACTACTGATGAGAAAGGCGAGCCTGTCTTCACCTTGGAAGATAAGGTTTCACTTAGGAAGAAGGTCGATCCAGATATCGTATCTGATATTGCCAACTTTGTTCTTAACATTGACGGCAAGACTGAGGATGAACGCGAAAAAAACTCCTGAATCCTCAAGGTGAACCGACTCAATTATACATGATGTATGAGTTGGCAAATCATCTTGGGGAGCCACTATCGACAGTGTTAGCAATGACTGAGGATGAATTTAATCATTGGTGGACATTTCTAAGAATTAGGCAAGAGAAGATAGATGGCAACGCAAAAAAACATAATTCACACGCAGCTAACCGCCTCAGATGATACCTCTGCACCCGTAGATAGAGCTGCTGCATCTATTCAAAAGTTTGACAAAGCTGCCAAGAAAGCCGACAAGCAAGGCTTGAGGATGATGCGTGGTGGCCTCGGTCAGCTTGGCCATCAGATTCAGGACGTTGCGGTACAGCTTCAGATGGGCCAAAACGCCATGCTGGTATTTGGTCAGCAGGGTTCTCAGGTTGCTTCAATATTTGGTAAAAACGGTGCGCTAATTGGTGCGGTTATTGCCGTTGGCGCTGCTGTAGCAACTTCGCTTGCCCCAGCTTTCTTTAACACAAAAAAGCATCTTGAGGAGTTTCAAGAAGTAGCTGCTAATGTTGCTAAAGTACTTAGAACAGATGCGAGTACTGGTATTGCGCTTTTTACTGAGGAAATGCAAAAGCTCGCTAAAGTTTCAGAGAACTTAGCAAAGACTAAACTTCAAGTAGAGCTTGTTGATGCAACTATTGCCGTAAGCACCGCGTTTGATGGCGCAAGAGCATCTATAGAGGAATTTGATGCTAGAACAATGGCTGGGAATCTTACGGCGCAAAGAATAGCTGAGTTGCGTCAGGAAATGGGTCTAAGCGTTGAGGACGCAAAAAGATTAGCAATGGCTTCAATTGGTATTGCTGATGGAAATGAAAAATCATTAGATTCATTCCAGCAATTAATTTCTGGTATACAGAATAATGAAAAAGCTACTACTGAACAAATAGAGGCTTTCAACAAACTTAAAAGGTCTATTTTAGATAATATAGTCAATATGAAAACTGGGGAAATTGCTGTTAAGAATTTAACAGATCTTCAGGATAATTTTAATGAGAAGATGCTTGAATCTTCGCCAGCTTACAAAGAGGCAAATGAGGCTGTAGAGCAGTTCTTAGGCTCTATTACAAGTCAAACTGATAAGCTAGGATTAACCAAAGCGCAAGCAATTGCTTATACCGCCTCTTTGCATGATTTAACTACTGCTCAACACGAAATTGTTGCTGCTGCTATAGAAAAAATACTTGCTCACGAAGCTGAAATAGAAAAGATAAAGGCACTAAAGCAGCTTCATACTGATTTTACCAAATCAATGCTTTCTGAAGTACAAGCTGAAATAAATACTAGGAAGGAATTAGCCAAGGCTCGAAAAACAGCGCAAGACGAACTAACTGCTGCGCTTGATAAAGAACAAAAAAACAGAGACATGGCGGCGAAGGCTGTTGAAGGTGTCAAAAACTCTTTGATGACCGAAGAAGAAGCCATAAGAAAATCTTATACAGATCGACAAGAAATAATAGCTAATGCACTTGCCAATCAAGCAATGTCTGTAACAGAGGCAAATGCCTTAAAGCTTAAATCAGAGCAAGATTATTACAATAGACTAGAAGAACTTAGGAAGAAAAGTAAGAACTTCGAGGACAAGAATGCTACTGAAAAGACTCAGATGGTTCTTGACGGTCTTGGCGAAGCGTTCAAAGGTGTTCAGGCTAACAACAAGAAGATGTTTGCTGTTCAGAAGGCTTACAACATAGCTC